ATAACATCCTATTCCGTGTTGATATTTCTTCAAAGATAATGGATGTCCTAAGCCGAGATTGTCAGCACCTCTTAAACGTTCTGTATAAGCAAACTTTTTATTAATTTCATCAAAATCGTTATGGCTGATTCTTACTTTGTTGAAAATTGAACCTGAACTGATTGGTTTCTTGCCATTTATAGCCTCTCTAACTTCTTTTGCTATAATTTCTTTCAACTCTTCTTTGGTTAATGTGATTTGTTCCATAGTTTCCTCCTGTTACGACATTTGTACAGGTTTCTGTACATTTTGTTCAAAAAAATATCTACCTACTTTTGTTGGTGGGATTTCTAATAATTCACAGATTCGTTTTATTTCCCATTGTGTAAATAAATTTTTTCCTTGCAACTTGTGATTAATAGATGTCCTTGAAATAGGGATTGCGTTCGCTAAAGAACTTTGGCTATATCTATACTCTGCCATTCTTTCGTACAGCAAACTATAATCGAAATTGTATATCATAAACTCACCTCCCTTCTTGTTCGGTTTTCTGTACAAATCAATTAAAACACCTTTGTTCAAATAAGTCAACACATAAAATACATTTTTCTGTACAATATTTGTTAAAAATTATTGATAATCGTCATTGTACGTAGTATTATGTTCTTAGGAGGTGTTCAGAAATATGAACAGTTTTAAGGATAGATTAAAGCAAATTATGTCTGAACGGAAGATATCTCAATCAGAGCTATCAAGAAGGACTGGTATTGGTAGAAACTCAATTAGCGATTATTTAAACGGAAAATATGAAGCGAAACAAGACAAAGTCTTTGAACTAGCAAAGGCTTTAAACGTTAACGAAGCGTGGCTTATGGGGTTTGATATTTCTAAGAATAGAAAAATTGAAAATAACGACATCACTTCCATATACAGTAAACTCACGCCTCCAAGACAAAGCAATGTACTAAAATATGCGACTAATCAATTAGAAGAACAAAATAATGACAGTGATAATCTGGTAGATTTCAATTCTTACATTCAAGAAAAATCCGAAGTGGATATATATGGTTGTGCGTCAGCTGGTATTGGCGAAAGATTATATAACGAGCCTATTTCAAAAGAATTCGTAAGAGGTTATGTCCCCGCACATGATATAGCTTTAAAAGTAAATGGAGACTCAATGGAGCCGTTATTTAAAAACGGACAAATTATATTCATTGAAAAATCTCACACTATCAAAGATGGACAAATAGGCGTCTTTATTATAAATGGAGATGCTTACGTAAAGAAAGTTTATGTAGAAGATAATAGATTAACGTTGGTTTCTTTAAATAAAAAGTATAAAGATTTATATTTTTATGATAACGAAAGTGTGAGGTTAGTTGGAAAAGTTATTTTATAGGAGGTAGTAAAATGAAACCTAGAAAGCAAGATGAAAAAATATTATCAGATCAATACAGTTACTTTGAACCAATAATCAGCGACAGTTGCGACATAAAATTCGACGAAAACAAGAGGAGAATGGGTTCTATATTCATTTCACATGAAGAGATTTGTTTTATAAGGAAAGAAGAAGATTATATATTCAAAATCTCATTATCAGAGGTGATAGATTATAACACTGTTGTTACTATTTGGAAAAACCAAGCTTTTTTAACATTAAACGATAATAGAAAATTAACAGTTTATTTCGTAACAAACTCTCCTTTAACAGGATTCATCTCAATTTTAAAAACTTATATGCAATTATCTAAGAATAAGGAAACAATTATCTCGAATGATTGTCTACCTATTAATGATGATGAACAAACTAAAGTTGAAATTTTCGACGTCGTAGGATTAAATTATGAAGGTCGTAGAAAAGAATTAAAGAAACTTATCAAGAAAATGAAAAATAACGACGATTTCTTTTTCTTATATAGTGATTTGAAAGGAAATGAACTTAAAGAAGAATTACTTTATGAAGACAAGGTGTATGAAATTTCTGATTACGAGGTTATTCCTGGTGTATTTTTACAAAAAGAACCGGATAATCCTTATGATGAAAACGCGATAAAAGTTATGATTTCAAATGAATACTCTGAATTTCACGTTGGATATGTACCTAGAGAGTATGCTTCAAGATTAGTCAATCATATGGACAACATCGTTTCTTGTAACGCATATATTAATGGTGGTAAGTATAAAACTTTAGATTATTTAGAAGAGAAAATCGTTACTAAAGAATCAGACTATGGATTACGAGTACATTTAGAATACAAAGTTTGAGATAGGTAAAGATTGTATTTTTATAAGTAATTACTATAAATAATAGAAAATTCATTTCACAGGAGGGTTTAACATGGATTTTAAAGAAGTTGACATTAACATTGAAGAGTGGGAAATGGTTGAAATCCCCTTTTATACAGAAGAAGAACTGACTTATAGATTGAACAATGGTTTACCTATAACTAAAAGTGAACTTGAAGAACAGGAGTCGAAAAAATGAGTACTTATAAAGAAATTGAACACTTACACATCAATACTGGTGGTAAAGAGCTTACTCAAGAGCAAATAGAAGAGGCTAAAGCTTTTATAGACAGTCAAGAATTTAAAGATATGATTCGAGAAGCTAAAGAATCACATCAAAGAGTTATGGAGTCTAAAATCACTGATAGAACTAAATTGTGATTAACAGCGCCTGTGTGGCGCTTTAATATAAAAGACGTCTATTTCAGCAGTGTTTGAAAGGAAGTTTATAATGAAAATAACTAATTGCAAAATAAAAAAAGAAACTATAGTATATGAAGTTTTAACTAGTGGTAATCAACCATTCACTTATGAGTTACCTAAAGATTTATCGTCACATAATGCGCGTAAATACTTGGAATTTATTTCACAAAAAATAGATGGAGATAAGTTAACCAAAGAAGATTCATTATGATTTTACTAAATAAAAAAACGCCTACTAGTGTAGACGTTGAATGGTGGTGAGAATTTTATGGTAGATAAAAACAAAAAACAAGAAACTACTCGTAGTAACCCATTAAACAAAAGTTTTGAAAAGTCAGGCGCCAGCGAAAAATTAAAAAGCACTTTATCAGAAAAAGCTAAGAAAAAAGATTAGTATTCATTCATTAAATATAAATCCAATTTAATTTGTTGTTTAAGGTCTACAAGCGTATGTTTAATATACAATTCATCGTTTGACGCTAAATCAGATACTTTGAAATCTTGTCGCTCAACTTCTAGTAAATCGAAATCGCTACCAGCTGAATTATAGGTTTTAAGTTCACCCTCTTCAATGATTCTGTTTTCAAAGTCTTTTATAACTATAAATACTGGTTTACCGTTGTTATTAAACAACTTGTCTCTTTTGTCTAATAAGCTTATACAATCCAATTTCATAAACTTTCTGGTTATATTAATTAACCAGATAATAAATTTAACAATTAAAGGATTAAATACAAACACTGTTAAAACAAAAATAAATAGAAACAAAATATTTGCTTTTAGACCTGTAAGCAACTGAATTAAATTCAAATTTTTTAAATCAACATTATTAAAAATTATAAAACTATAAAACCATATCAAACATGTTTCAATAGAAAAAATCAATAATACAGGAGTATTGATAACCTTGTTTTTTTCACTAACTAAACCTATCATTGTTAGATATTTATATGGTATGTAACCTAAAACTCCTGTAAGAAGAAGCGCCCCTAGAAATTGAGTCATCTTATCACCTACTTTTTATTTTATTATAACACATTTAGTACCTAGTACTAAATTACGGGTAGCCCGACTACCCTTATTATTTTTTAATATTTTATAGAACATACGTTCTTGCAGGAGGTATAAACATGTGGATTGAAAAATTTAAAAACAAAAATAACGAAACTAAATACAGATACTACGAGAAGTATAAAGATCCATACACAGATAAATGGAAGCGCGTAAGTGTTGTGTTGAACAAGAATACAAAACAATCTCAAAAAGAAGCAATGTTTCGTTTAGAAGAAAAAATAAAAGAAAAACTGAACAACAAGTCGTCAAGCGAATTAAAAACTTTGACTTTTCACGCGCTATTAGATGAATGGCTTGAATATCATATAAAAACATCAGGTTCAAAGTTGACTACTCTTAATAATATAAAAATAAGAATTAGAAA